TCTTTGTAAGAAAAAACTTTCTGACATTCAAAGTTTACAGGAAACCATTGATAAGGATGAGGACATTGAAAAACAGTACAATCAAAAAGAGCTTGGTTTTTTAATCCATAAATGGGAAGAGGAATTGAAAACTGGTATGTCTAGAAATCTATACACTTTGTACAATGCTCTGACAAACTGGTCGACCCATGCAGGGACTAATCTTGATAGCTACGAAAATGAGGAAGGACAAATCAAAACCATGACCCAAAAAAAAGGTAAAGTACACGAGACCAGACTAAGACGAGAAGGTCGAGTATTAAAGGCTATTGCTAGTCCTTTATTTACCGAATTAGCGAGTTAATTATGTATGAACTAATCTCAGGCATTTACAAGGCTGTACTGGTTATTTTAGGTATAGCCTTGTTGGGATTAATCTTTTAACAAAAAAAATAAGGATTAGATTAATGACTTTAGAACAAATAAACGAGCTGAAACTCTACACCATGACTATAAAAAATCGTTTAGAGTGTATCGGCAAATCAATTATGGAAAATCACAGCACAACAAAAAGTGCAGTTGAAGACCTTCAAAGTATCAAGGCAAAAACTGATTTTATGATTGATAATTTAACAGGAGTAAAACATGGCTGATGTAAGAAGTAGACCACAAACCAAAAGAGAGAAAAAGTCTCAAGAGGAATTCATTGACATAATTACAAGGTTACAAGGATGGATGGAAGACGAATTCTTTGATTGTCAAATTCCTAGTAAGGTCTCAATTATGGGGCTTTTAAATGAATTGTCTTCAAATGTAACAAATCATGTTGCTGAGTTATTGACCGAACTGGACAAGGAGATAAAAGCAGATAATGACAAGTTATCAAATGAAGACTTTGCAAAAGTGAAGGCTTATGCTGAAAGTTTGCATAGAAAGAAACAAGGCAAGCAAGACGATTAATTGCTTACCTTCAGGATTTCCCCTGTAACCCCTCTTGATTAATTTCTTGAGGGGTTTTTTCTTGACCCAGTAAACAAATCAAACTAACTTAAATTCATAAACCAAATACAGGAGAAAAAAACATGGTTGATAAAAATAGAAATAGAGAAATAAGCAACGAATCTGATACTTACACAGAAACCTTATTTTCAAGGTATCTTTACAGAAACTTGGATATTTCACCTACAAGGTGCGAATCTTTAGATGATGCAATATCTTCTTTTCATTCCGCCTTTGCTTATTGTGATAACTTCAACAGGCGTAAAATTGAGAATATGACTGTTAAGGAATTGCTTGCGGTGTATGGTGCTTTGGAAAGTATGAACGATTTCGAATATTTTACGGATGAAGAGAAAGACCACCTTTTACGAATACAGGATGGTTTAAGGTATAACAATAAAAAGTATTCAATAGCTAAAGATAATGGCTTGTTATCTTCTGATTGTGATAAACCATTTAACAGGGTTATTCAGTACAAACTGGTAAAATAAACGCCTACTTTTAGGAATCCCTCCCTGACCCCTTGCATTAATTTGCAGGGGGTTTTTCTTTGCTTTGAATAATCCCTAACTTATTGATTATATAATTATAAAACGCCAGTACCCCATTTATATCTGTTTGAAAAGGTACGCCCACCCCCTCTCGATTGACCCCTAAAAAAACAACTTAGCAAAATACAATCAGTTATTTTGTCATCTCTATGGTAAAAAAATATATATATGAATATATCTATGTCTAACTTTTAAGAGTAAACCGAAAACTACAAAACACGCACTAAAGACATAATATATATTATGCGCAAAAAAACCCTGAGAAAACCAAGGGTCTGGCACGCAAGAGACACTAGGGGGGGAGTACACTTACGTATACACAGATGCCAGATTTTTATTATTTTTTAGTTAGTTGAGAATGAGTCGCAATAAGTTTTGCCTACTCTTAATAGGAAACAAAAAAAACCCCCAGTCAGAAACTGAGGGAGATTAAAAGCCTACCTATATATAGTATTAACCCTGGGGGGTTAACCCCAGTATACATGCAAATATCCATTCTGTCAAGTAGTAAAATTTTTTTTTGTGTTGACAAAATGCAACATTAGTTCTATAATAGGGTACATGAAGGGGGTTACCTCGAGAGGTAGTATATGTAACCCATCAAGAGCTTGCAAGCCTTAGGAAGATGCAACGTTTTTCTCTACCTCTCTTCACCCTTCTGTAGGCATTTAATAAACAATTAGGAGATATAGAAGTGGCAATACGTAGTATAAAACGAAATATAGATGATGCAAAGGAATCTGTAAGAACTGGAAAAGCTTTGGATAAAGTAGATACGTCTAAAATGACGCCTAAAGAACTTGAAGCGTATGAAATGGGAATAGCTAATCGTGGTAGGAAATTCTTTGATAGAATTGGGGCTAATAAAAAGGGTCCTAGAAAAAGAAAACCAAAAACAGGACCTATGAGAGAAGGAAAAATGTACGGTGGTGAAATGAAAAAGAAAAAAGGCATGATGGGTGGTGGAAAGATGTACACATCCATGAATAAAAGATATGCTAATGGTGGTAAAATATACCCATCTAAAGGTAAATCATAATGAGTTTAAAAGATCATAGTGGTGATGGTAAGATTACCAGAAAAGATTATCTTATTCAAGTAGGAGCTAAAGGATTTGAAAAGAATCAAGACATGGGTCATGGCGGTAACGTATGTAAGACCAGAAAGAAAATGTCTTACGGTGGTAAAATGAAAAACTATACATCTGAAAATAAAAAGTATGGTGGAAGTGCCAACATGCCTAACCCAAGGAAACCTATGGGAACTATGTAATGGCTAGGAAGAAAGCCAAGTCCATACCTAAAACTACGAAAGGTAAGGGTGCTAATTACCGACCTACTAAAAAAGGTGCAGGTATGACAGCCAAGGGTGTAAAAGCCTACAGAAAGGCAAACCCTGGCTCTAAACTGAAGACAGCCGTAACTGGTAAAGTAAAGAAAGGCAGTAAGGCAGCAAAAAGACGTAAGTCTTACTGTGCAAGATCACTGGGACAACTGAAAAGAAGTTCCGCTAAAACAAGAAACAATCCTAATTCACGTATTAGGCAGGCGAGAAGAAGATGGAAATGCTAGATGAAAGTTATAATAGGCATTATTCAAATAGCGATAGGTATACTTTTTACTGTCGGTTTAGCACATACTATACATTTTATTGTTAATATATAAAGGAGATTGTTATGGAAAGAGTACATAAAACAAACTTAAAAACTATTAAATATCCTCTAGTTGACATAAGAAAAGGTCTTAAAAAGAAATACAGAGGTACTGATTACAAACTCGATAGAACAAAAATGAAAGTTAGTTATAGACGAGGTTCTTACAGAGGTGTAGAACATTTACTACGTAGGTATAACTAGTGGCAGCTAAAAAGAAAACAAAGAAAAAAGCAAAGAAGAAGGGTCCTACACCTACAAATCCTAAACTATATGCTTCTGTAAAAGCAGCAGCTAAAAGAAAATTTAAGGTTTACCCTTCAGCATATGCAAATGCATGGCTAGTTAGAGAATATAAAAAACGTGGCGGAGGCTATAAGTGAGCCTAAAAGAATGGTTTGGTAAAGGACCGAAAGGCGATTGGGTAGATATAGGAGCCAAAAAGGTAGATGGTAAGTTTCAATCCTGCGGTAGAAAGTCTGCTAGAGGTTCTAAAAGAAAATATCCTAAGTGTGTTCCTAGAGCACAAGCAAATAGAATGTCTAAAAGCCAAAGGGCTAGTGCTGTAAAACGTAAAAGATCAAAAGCACAAGGAGTAGGAGGTAAGCCCACTAACGTTTCTACCTACGCTAAAAAGGGTGGAGTAATGAAATACATATCACAAAACAAAAGATACGCTAATGGCGGTAAGGTATATCCAAGATAATGTTAACACCACAACGTAAAAAATCACAAGAATTAACAGAGAAACAACAAAATTTTCTTGACGCATACTTTGCGGAAGGAGAAAAAACCTTTGGGAATATCACCCAAAGTCTATTGCAAGCAGGCTATTCGGAGTCCTCAAGGTCTTCAGTATCGAAAGCTATGCGACCTCACATAATAGACAGAGCAAAAGGATTGTTAGCAACGACAACAGCCAATGCAGTAGGACAGATAAAGGATGCTTTATCAGGAAACACAGAAGAACCAATAGCTAGACAGAAACTTAGGTTTGAAGCAGCAACTGACATACTTGATAGATGTGGTATATCTAAACGACAAGAAGTAGTAACAGAAAACAAACATGTACATGCTGTTGTTTTGTTACCTGCAAAAAAAGCAGAAGAGTTAGAACTATCAGATGTAGAGGCTGAAGTACTTGGAAACACCTAAGAAAGGAAGACCTAAACTCAAAGAAGGAGAGAAAGGTCGATATAGATTATCAGCTAAGGAAAAGGCTCGTAGAGCTGCTCTAGCCCAGTTGCGGTATAGAGACAAGAAGATTAAGAAACATAAGAACCAACTATCGAGGCAGAAACAATTAAAGAAAGAAAAGATACAGAAATTCAAACACCTCGACAAGGCGATAGAGGGAAAGGCTGCGATAACGGAAGATGTGCTTGCGGATGCACCAACTGCGTTTCAGGAGTTTGTTGCGGAACAGGAAGTTGCGTTCAAGCCGAATCCAGGTCCTCAGATGGAGTTCCTAGCAGCACCTGAACGTGATGTTCTTTATGGTGGTGCAGCAGGTGGAGGTAAATCATATGCCCTACTTGCAGATGCATTAAGATATGCCCACAATCCTAATCATAGAGGATTGCTTCTTAGAAGGACATTGGGCGAACTAACAGAGCTTATAGACAAAAGTAGGCAATTATATAAGAAGGCTTTCCCAGAAGCTATATTTAGAGAAAGTAAATCGACTTGGGTATTCCCATCAGGGGCTACGATTTTATTTTCATATTTAGATAGAGACACAGATGTTACAAGATATCAAGGACAAAGTTTTAACTGGATTGCAATCGATGAAATCACGCATTACCCAACTCCTTACGTATGGGAGTACCTTCGTTCAAGACTCCGTACTACGGATCAAAGCATTATACCGTACATGCGTTGCACAGCTAACCCAGGTGGAATGGGCGGTTGGTGGGTTAAAAAGATGTATATTGATGCTGCCGAGCCAAATACGCCTTTTTGGGCTAAAGATGTTGAATCAGGTACTATCCTCAGATACGGAGCCTCAGCCCAAGAAAAAGCAGGAAAACCCCTCTTCCAAAGAAGATTCATCCCTGCAAGACTAACGGATAACCCCTACCTTATAGCTTCAGGGGAATATGAGGCTATGTTGTATTCTCTACCAGAAGTAGAGAGAAGAAGATTATTAGAAGGAGACTGGGATGTCACAGATGGTGCAGCGTTTGCTGAGTTTGATCGTTCAGTACATGTTGTTGACCCCTTTGAGATTCCTAGGTCTTGGGCTCGTATTAGGGCTGCAGACTACGGTTACTCTAGTCCTTCTTGTGTTTTATGGGGTGCTGTCGATTATGATGGTAACCTATGGATATATAGAGAGCTTTACGGAAAAGGCTACACAGGAGAAGGGTTAGCAGAAAGGATTATGGAACTAGA